AATCCCTCCGCGTCCTTTTCGAGTTCTTCCAGTGTTTCTCCGCGTAATCGTTCCGCTATTTCTAGTGGGAGTTGGTACTTCGCGGCTGCCTTTGTTTTAAGCAGTTCTTTGATTTCTCTTTGCGCTGCGAGTAGATCAGTTTCGTGTTTCTTAGCGAGTTTTTCCCACTCCTGGTTTTTGGCTAATGTGTCACGTTCTGCTTCTTCGCGTGCTTTGGCTTCAGCGTCCTTGCGTTTCTTTGATTCGCGTTCTAAACGTTCTGTAATGATCTTGTCCAACTCTGCCTGGGTGAATGTCTTTGCCTCTTTTGTTTCCGGTGAGGATTCCGTTATAACATTCTCTGGCTTTTGTGCTTCGGTGTTAGCTTCTTTGGTGATTTCTTCAGTCATTGTATCTCCTTGTTTATGCCGTCTAAGTAGACGTAAATTTATAATACCAATACAATACCACAATATTTATAATAATACAAGTGTTCTAAACATTTGTTCTAAAATTTTAAGGTTCGTTTTATCCATCGTTTCAGCATGATCTTATTATGACGTAATTTCACGTACAGCCACTTACCTAACATGGAATTATCAAGCCAAATAAGCACCAATAGAATAATAATGATTATGTCTGTCATATTGTCACCAACTCCAGATCAAAGCCCGCTTCCCCGTCTGAATCAGCGGTGCTTGCTATCCCCTGAATTTTTATAATACAAGGCCCGTCAAATCGCATTGGAATACTAAATATTCTTTCAGCCTCACTTGAACCGTTTGATTGTACAGAGAGATCATCTTTCCTGAGAAACCCGGTTGTCTGTACGTTCGGATTCTCGTTCACGCGCAATTGATAGTCAATCGTTGCTACCAGCCCGGAGGCCTTATCGATATTAGCAGACCACCTATGAAGCAAGGCAATCTGTGTAGATGGTACGCCATATATCGCCATTTCTGTTTGCCCGTCACCTGGCAGGATGACCGCCGTCACTGTGTTGTCGGTCGCGGCTGTTGCTGATATGGTCCCTACATTAGGACCAGATGCTCCCATTGTCAGAACCTTCATTCTGTGTATGATGACGTATGAGTTGACGGTGTTTACTCCAGTCGTGCCATTCAGGGTAATATCTTCGTACGATTCAGCGGTGTCCCATGTTTTTAGACCGTATATTCTGATTGTCCTTGCACCAGTACCCACCGGAGCGCCGTCATCATCCGTACTACTGGACACAATCGCGTGAACCCTTGCCGCTGTTGGTGCTAACCAGATTTGTTGTGTCGGTGTCGCGTCCGCTCTACTCCAAATATCGGTCGCGGTTGTCTGTATTCCACTGGGTGCTTCACCAAATTTATTGACACGCGTTCTACCAGGTATCTGTCCCAACGCTAAAGCGGAGAAATAATCAGACTTCTGTATTACGTACAGGCTACCGTCATAATCCATTTGTGGGAAGTTTTGTGGCATATTATTCCTTTACTAAATCCTTTAGTGGTGTCTCTCCACGCATCTTACCAAAGACGTCATTTTCAGTCTCTTTGGATAGCTGGCTAAAGTCAAACTTGCCAGCCTTCCACGCGTCATACTTACCAGCACCCATCATCTGTTTTTGTACGCCTTCGGGTTGTGACTCGAACCATGACTTGCCTTCGCCGTCCTTGATAAACGGATCGGATAGCCTCGTGACGGGAACGGGAACGCATCGCCCGTTGTGATGGTCATTCAATGTTTCATCGACACTATGGAATGTACCGTGCATGGATAAACATGAGAGACATGTTAAACCGTCAAGTTTTGCGTACCAGATCCAACCCGTGACAACATCGCGATTGTTCTGGTAATTCAGGTGACTCGCATCCCTGTAGCTGTATATCTGTACAGTACGCATCATACGCATGGCATCCGTAAGCCCCATTCCGAACGCGTCACGGATTGACCGCCCTATGGTAATTGGATTATATCCCCCCCGAACACCATCAAAGATCATCTTACTTATGTACTCAGCGTTATATTGCCCGTATTGCTGTAGACGCTTGTACAAAGGCTTACCAGGGTCAAGATAGTTTATCAAGGCTCTCAGTTGTGCATCGTTGGCACCCCGATTCAGAACACCGCGTAATACATCACCCTGGGTAAGTATCAGTGCGAACGCGTCGCTCATTCCTAGTGACGCCATTTTTGACATCTCATTGCGCATGTCTACACCAAGATAGGAGGAAAATTCCTTCAATGCTTCTTCAGTGTTGCTCATAAGACGCTTATAGGCTTTGAGCTTTTGCACGTCCGCAACGGATAATTGACCGCCTGTCAGTTCCTTGATTAGCAGATCAATGTCACTGTCAAGATAGCGCGTGGTAGATTTGTATGAATTGACAATACGCAATATAGCCGCCCGCTGAACACTATTCAACGAACCGCGTATCTTCTCCAGACGTTGCGCTAATTCTTCAGGTAGCATATTATATCGATGCTAATATTGCCGCGATTGCACAAGCTGTACCACCTTGGACGGTGCCAGCCACGAAGGAAACATACCGCCATGGGTAGAATGTGCCCGGGTCAAGACTGACACTCACAGACGATGCAACGGTGTCAGATATGACAGTGCTATCCTTGCGAAGTACCTGTCTTGAACCGCTGGTATGTCCTGTCTTATAGGTCATTGTAGTAGATACCAATGGAGTACCAAGATAATATGCTACCAGTCGCATACCTTCCCCACAGTCAAGCTCGCCCGACTCCGCTACACCTGTACCAATGGATACATTTTTGACAAGGAAGTCAGATCCGGTGACTAATGATAGCCCGCCGTTCTCTAATTCCATTGCCCGTAATAACTCACCGCCAAACTGTATTTTTTTAGCCATAATTACCTCGCTTCAAAATTGTCTAATAAGAACGAACCAAGGTTTGCCCTGTTCGTTTGTTCCAATTGTTTTTCTTCCTGAATCTTGTCAAACTCCCCGTTATTATCAGCGGTCTTGTACACGCGCCCAAGTTCTGTAGCCGCTGTTTCCACGCTGACTGTACCCAGTTCGATCTCTGTCTTGAGTGCCTGTATTTCTTCAAGTTTATTGACAGGTAGCACTTCGTCCCAAATGATAACGCCGGGTTCATCCGCTGGCATTCCGTTCAACGCTAACAATCTATGCACCAATTCCAGCAACGCATCACCGAACAGTTGCCGCTTCGTTTTTATCTTGGCCAACATGTCCTGATATAAGACCTTTAGCCCAAAGTTGGTCAATGATCCAATCTTGTCCTGTACGCTCTCAATGTCAACCGTTCGGGTAATGTTGAATAGCTCGCGCTTCAAGAATTGCTGATACGCTAACGATCCGGGAAGGTCACCTAAAGCAGGAAGTTGTACAATGTCCCCGCCCTCTGGTAAGCCTGGTAGATCGTTCGGGCCAACTTCGATTTTAGTGAGTCCTAACACGCCTTTGATATATCTCATGGGATGTGTGTAGATTCGAATTATCTTCGCGTTGTTTGATGCAACCTCGTTGAACTTATCCTGTACAATTCTTACATCTTTTGTCAGGTCTGGTTCACCCTCTGCCCCGTACGGGTTCGGTAGGTTCTGCCAGTGTACGATTGGCGCAAAATCCCAATCCCATACAACGGGTTCGTCGATTGGTTGAAACTTCCAGCCGGTCGCTTCGGAATATTCGTATGTGGTGACAATCCATTTACCTGTGTCAGCGTCATGTTCTGTTACTTCGCGCCGGATTGCTTCTTTCCCGCTTACGTCGATAAAGTTGTATTGGATCACGTACTGCCATACCATCGTAGCATCATGTGGCATGGTTGTCATGGTCACGTACGCCGGATTGATAACGTCCAGGCGCGGGTACATTTTCCCCTTGTACTCTATCATGTCGGGCATGAGCTTTATAAACCCGGTACCACCGTCCGCTGCCGCGACACAGGCATTGTACAGGAATATTTCGCTCCGGTTGGCTGCCATGACTTTATTGATGTAATCCTGCTCCGGGCTGTTTTCGTCACCAGGAAGATCAAACTTGACCTTGTCACCTAACATCGCGCTAACTGTCTTATCGACCACAATACCGGATAGGTTGATGGTCACGTTGTCGTCATGCTGCCCTGATTTGACCTTGAGCGGCTTTGGTTGCTCTCCGCGCCGATAGTTTACAGCGTCGTTGATCTCAGGAGCGCTTGAGTTGATACGTTGGGAGATGTTATCAGCGATTCCCATTGCGATCATGTTGAATAAGTTGTTAATTCCGTTCGTTATAAAATTTGCCATAAGCACCTCACCATGCCGAGAATGGATCTTCAATTGATGTCATATTTCCTTTTGTTAAGTCATTCCAACCCCAAAAAGCAGCATCAGCTAAATCAAGCGGTTCATTAGGAAATCTCTTTAATGATCTTTCTAAAACTTCATGTGTTCCGATAACATGAACAATATTTCCTTTTTCATAAGACACCAACATTCTTTGATTACGCTCTACTTTTCCACCTGTACCAGTTCCAGCCTTTGCCTGTCTGACACCTGGCCACATAATTTTTTTATATTCTTCTTCGCTGTGTTTACTTTTCATTTCTTCTTTTACGACGTTCAAAGCACTGTCAAACGAATTGAACCAAAGATCTCCACCCTGATTTGTTTCAACTCCAACATAATTAAAACCAAACTCAATAGCTTTTCTAATAGATCGTTTTAATATATTCATTGGACTATCAACGGCTTCCCAAGAAAACAATCTATAAATTGTTCCGTCCCTTGCTAATCCATCTGCAATTATGCCATTTGCACAACTATCATCGGTTGATGTAACCGCCGGATCACACCAGACACAACCCCTCACAAAGTCTGGCAATTCATCGAATGTACAGTGTCTAAATTCAATATGATCCCAAATACCACCTGTCAATGTTACTTGATGTTGTGCTTCCTGAAGAAATGCGGTCAATCCCCATTCGTTCATTTGAGATTGACAAACATCAACCGATTGCCCTTCCCAAGTAGAAATACCACCAGTAATTTTATAAAGATTTCTGTTTAGTGTTTTATCGAATACTTGCTCATACACCAATCCATCAACAGCAGGAAACGAACCGCTTACAATTCTATCCATTAGAAACTCAGCCCTACCGTCTGCTAATTGAGATGCTATACTGTTTTCATGTATCAGATTTTGAATAAACAAAACCGCACAATTTGAAGATCCAGCAGGTAAGATTGATGTTGTTATTGTTTCAATCTTTTTCTGTGTTGTTTTTGGTGTATCAAACTTTTCGTCAACGTCATCAAATATAATAAAATCAGGACGCTGGTTCTCTATCTTTGCTCCACGAGTACCAGTATCTAATCCAAGTGCATCAATAGTTAAACCGCTATCAGTCCGCAAGCGAGAACGTCTCCAACCTTTAGAATGTCCATACTTACCAAGTTTTCTGCTTGATAATGATTGGTCATATCTTTCGACGTTGCTACTTTCAAGCATTGCCCCGATTGTTTCGACGTGCTTATCTGCTTTGTCCTGTGTGCTTGAAACATACCATATATATTTACGTACTCTTTTATTACCAATACGAACACACGCCATTTCAGCACTGGTTGATTTTGCTCCACCTCTAGGCCATAATGCAATGAAGGGACGCGGTTTCTTTTTTGTATCAATTGATTCAATCCACTCCCAAAAATCTATATGACGTTTTCCAAATGGCTTATCAACATAATCAGGAAATAAAGACTGTAAACAATCACGCCATGACTTAAACCGTGATGGAGGTATCAGGTTTTTATTCCCGAAGTTAAATGATCCGGTATTAATCGATGGTGTTTGTATCGCTGGTAACATTTTCGCTCGTTTTCGATAATGCTTCTAATAGCCTGATTGCCTTATCAGTCATAACACCATGTAAAACAGCCGCATCGGAAGCGGTTTGTTTTCGTAGCCATTCATGATCTTTGAATTGTTCTGCTTGTGATGACAATGCTTCTAAATTAGATTGTAAATATCTAATTAATAACTCTCCGATGTGTTCTGTTTTTTGGGTACGTTTTATTGTACCTCCTGTATTTCTCTTCCAGTTTGAAACAGTCCCCTTTGGTATGTCATATTCTCTAGCAATAGACGAAACAGACTGGCCTGTTAATAAGGCCGCCATAACCGCTGCTTTTGTTTCGTCTTTATATTTACTCATTTCAACCTACCGCCGTATTTTTTATCATCGTTCTTTGCTACTTTCACTATCGCCACCGCAACGTGGTCTAACAACATTCCCATCAATTCGCGCGCCTGTTCTAGTTCATACTCCGGTATATTCAGGATTAGATTATAGCTTCGGTCTGCCATTGACTTTACTTGTCTCACCTCTGCCTCAAACTTGATACTATCCATCACGCCTCATGCTAATCTCGATAATCGTTGTATACCATTGTTGCTCGTTTATGGTAGTAATGCTAATACTTCCGCTGCTATCTTTGCGTGTCCTGCCGCTGTTGGATGTACCCCGTCACTTGTTTCATTTTGTGCAATCCACGGTGTAGAATATGTGTCCCAACACGTAATACCTTGTGCTGTACAGGCTGCCGCGATTGCGGTTCGGATGTTTGACTTGTCAACTTCTGCCCCTGTGGTTGCATCTGCCCAAACTGGTAATACGTTCATATAATAAATTGTTGCTCGTGAATTACTTATTTTTAGTTCCGCAATATTTTCTTCAACTTCTGCCTGTATTGCTCCCATATCACCAGCATCGTTACTATCATTAGTACCAAGAGCAATAATGATTATGTCGGCATTATCATCAACAGATGCTAATGTTTGAGCATCCATACCAGTAATAATTCCTTGACCACCCACTGCATGACCTATTAAACCAATAGATGACGAAGTATATCCCGCTCGTGTTATCGCTGGCCATGCTTCCCCAATTACAGAAGTAGATATACTATCTCCAAGAATTGATAATCTTTTTGTCAGCCCTGTGTAATCACATAATTTTTTAACTTCGTCAAATGTAATATATCTATTTACCAGCATAAAATCAGACATACTACCTTTGTAATATAAAGAATTTGATGTGCCTAAATAAAACACGGTTGGAACACCACCATCCCAAGTACCAAGAGATGTATCACCCCTCATTAGTCCACCGTTTATATAACTTTTAAATAAGTTTTGTGTCGCCGACCATGTAACAATTAAATTAAACCAACCATCACGATAAAAATATGAACCTGACAAAGAATGATCTGCCCCACCAATATTAATGACTTGTGTATAAGAATTGTAAGTAGCATTTCCACCCAAACTAATAATTATGTAATTACTTCCAGTACCAGCAATTCTAATCAATCTATGTGCAAGTCCATCTGTATAAATTGACGCAAGTGGCTTAATCCATAGACTTATACCGCCCTCTTCACCACTGAATAATGCTTTCGTTTCTGCCGAAAATAAAATTGATCCAGTAGTATCACCACTCCAAACTGGTGCTAATTTTTTTCCTGGCGATACAACAGATGCTAATGTTGGCGGTATCGTATAATAGGTTGCGTTATTTGCCGAGATTATATCTTGACACGCTGTTCCTGATTCTTCCCACATTGGCCAATATGCAATTAGTGAACTACCAAATAACTTGATTATCTTTTTATAATAAGGTGTTGTTGCACCCAACATCATTAATTTTCTTTTCTTCATCTATTCTCCTACCAGTTACTATCCCAGTTATCAGCAATCCCGTCAATGTAATATGCAATCGTCATTGTCGGTATTGTCGAAGGCGTTGTGCCATTGATTGTGTCGCCGCCCGTTGTCGCAACCGTTATCGTTCCCGTCCCAACATTAGCAACAATATAAGCATCGCCGCTGCCAGTTGCCGCCGGAAGTGTCACCGTGAATGTTCCGTTACATCTCCAATAATCGTACAGCGTTGAAAGGGTAGCGGCGTCTGTGATTGTAGTTATGCTCAATGACGTCAATTCCG